ATGTTTAGACGACTGGTAAGGTGTTGCTATGGCTTAAAAGAAATCGAGCTTTATAACGCAATTATGGCGGTTGAGGTGTAGTGATGAAATTAGACGATATTTATAAACCAGCAATTGCTCTGTTAATCGGAATAATTGTTTTATGGGTAATTACCGTGGTGTGGTTGGTGCAATATGGCAGATAGACATTTGAAGAAATCCACGCCTAACAAAAAATGGATGAACGGTTTTAGAGTGCAGAAAGCACGAACTGACCTGCCACATCGTAACGACGGAGATCACGCCTATGGCGCGGGCACACAAAATATCAAGTCACGCGGCAAGGTGGAGTGATGGCAGAACGTACGGAGTTAAAACAAGTGTCATGCTCGGCTTGTGCGAATTTCATCATCGACCACATCGGGAGCGGTCAAGGCTTGGGTGAGTGAGAAGTAATGAATAACTACCTAGCCGAAAACAAGCAACCGATTCAAAACGCGCTGTTTTTCGCCCGTCTTGGCAACAAGAACTTTTGGGCAGGCACAGACAAGCGCAACGACAGATTTTGTGAATATCACGAGGCTAAACAATGAGCGTAGGAAAAAATCGAGTTCAACAAACTCCTTCGGGGGCATGGTTTTTCAAGTTCAAGTTTGAAAGCGTTAAATATTGTCAGGCCAACTTTTGCACACAAGAACAAGCAGAGCAGGCATTACAGTTGCAGTACAAATGCTTGAACCTAACGACAACAGGGCAAAAGCGCAACAAGCTGAAGACAAAGAGAAAAGAGAAGCAGGAAAAATGCGTTGTAGAGCGCAATATTACCCTGATGTACAACGGAAAATATAAGGTGACATTGCAGGCGCAAAAACTTGTTAAAACTTTGGACACGCTTGAACAGGCGCGAGCGTTTAGAGATCAACACGCACAACCGCGCAAGCAGCGTATAAAAACCGCTAGGACCATAAAGCAAACTACACCGAAGCCGACAGGCACAAAGAAGGTAGTACGCTTTTCTTCATTTGTCGATAAAACGGAGCGCGCAAAGCAAGCCGTTGCTAGACAACAATCACTAAACAAGGCGATTGCCGAGCTTAACAACTCAATGCGCACTATTGTTAAAGCAACGACACCGACTATCGCGGAATTAACACAGATAGCTAAGACGCAAATTAACCCTCGTCAGTATTACATCGAGCAACTTAAAGCAGGTGCTTATCGTGCCTAGAGTCGATTACCACACCTACCTACTATCAGAAGCTTGGAGGCTAAAACGCGGCATCGTTATTCGTGTGTGTGGGTTTCAGTGTCAACGATGCGGATCGCAACACAGCGTTAGAAACAGATTGCAAGTCCACCACTACACATACGAACGGCTAGGCAATGAGAATTTAGATGACCTTGTGGCACTCTGCAAAGGGTGTCACAAAATCGCAGACAAAGAACGAATTACGAACCCAACCAAGAGATACAAATATGAGCGACCAACTGCAACCCGAAGACCCGATAAACCCGAAGCATTACACGTCACACTCTAGCGGAATTCAATGTATTGAAATTTCTAAGCATTTGAGCGGCTGTTTAGCACAGGCTTTTCAGTATGTGTGGCGATGCGGACAGAAAGATGACCCAGTTCAGGAATTGAAAAAGGCGATTTGGTTTATTGAAGCGGAATTGACGATAGATCAAAAGGATAAATTAACAGTAATGGCAAGCGATGAAGTAAACAATAATTTGTATAATGTTTGTCATTATGAAGGTGGCAACAAATATCTAGCATTAATCAACATAGCCAACGCTAACCAATTGCATAAGCCGCGATACACCATGCTATGTAAAGCGATGCAAGCAATTAACGCAATGATTAGTGAGTACGAAAATGCCGCCAATAAATCTGTTTAACCTCCCCAGACAACCTGCCTACGAGCTGTACTTGTGGCAAAAAGCAGGCGAATACATCCAAAAATTAAACATAATGCACGATAATGAAAGACCAAAGCGATAACAACACGATTGATTTATTCCCCGAAGAATTAGTAATAACAAAACTTCGGTGTACTTCTACATCACTGAAAACCACCAAAGACGAAACCCGCGTAAACATGAAGTTAGAAGGCTACACCAACGCACGTTTTGAAACCGACCTTAGCAATGACGACTATCTGAACGCGGCGGCTGAATTGCTTGTCAAATTGTGCTGTGACGATTCGACGCTGGCTCGCAGTTACATTGCGATGATTGAGGAAAAATACACGATTGATGAACTATGCGAATTCAGATCAGGAGCCAAACGTCCATGTGTAAGCGGTGGCAATATCAGTATGAGCTATTCGACAGCCGTACCGTTTGACATGGACTGTCTGATAGTCGAGAAAGCCACGCTAATAAAACTGATTGCGCAATGGGTATTGATGCTGGCAAAAGGTGATTATCATACAGCTTCATGTGCGATTAACACGGGCTATCTCGGGCTGGTTAATGCCGATCAGAAAGTACGCAGCAATACACAAAATTCACATAGCAGTTATCCGAGCGGTTGATATAGTCAGCAAAACCTGTAATTTTGATTAACAAAAAACCCGCTTTGATTTTCATCTCTGCGGGTTTCAGTGCCAAAAGGCTAAAAAATCGAGTCGCTCAATTATTTGTCAAGCGATACTGTTTACCGCTTTCTTAGCGATAAAGTGACCATTCATGTTGATCACTGATGCACCTGTGAATCGACCAAATTTTTTATAGTGACTGTGCATGGCAACTTGGCTACGACTCAGCAAAATAGGGAATTTTGTTTTCGGCAACACAAATGCCGACGCAACACAATCAACGACAAAGTTGCGGACGAAGATTGTTTTTTCGCGTGCAAAATCAATAAAGCCTAACCAGAACAAGGCGATTGATAATACGATATTTAACGCAAAAGTATAAATTTTTTTCACTTCTTTTCCTCAAGGTTTGAATTAACAACAAGTGATATATCAATATAACACAAGTGCGTTATGTTATAACATTGCATTTGAGCTATAATCGCGCGAAACAATCAAACGAGCTACACACATGATAGATGACAGCAATTTAAACGATCCGACGCAATGGGAGTTATCGACTTGGTTGCTCTGCATTGGCATGGCTATATTTGGCGGCATTGCAAATTGGTCTAACAAGATAGCATTAGGATACATAACGCGTTTTAGCCTTGTTGAGCTAGTCGGTGATATGTTTGTCAGCGGATTTGCTGGAGTATCAGTCTTTATGACATTGGCGGGCATGGGCAAGCCTATTTTAATTTGCGCTGCTGCTAGTGGTATTACGGGGCATTTCTCGACAAGAATTATTTTTCATATCGAGCGCATTTTGAAAGCCAAAGCCGACAAAACAATCGAGGATATAAAAAAATGAGATACTTACTTGATCGACTCAACGAGTCATCTACATGGCGTGCTTTAATATGGGTAGCTACTGCAGTAGGAATGAACGTAAGCCCAGAAGGTCAAGAATCAATCCTAACTTTAGGCATGATAGCGGCGGGCTTGATTGGTGCGTTGACAAAAGACCAATGACCATTCCGCAAGTTGACGCTGATGCTAGGTCGGTATGGAGATATAAACGCATACCAGATGCAAAGTATTATTATCTGTATCAGGTTGGCGATACGGTGTATTACAAGGCTGTTATCAGTGACGACGACAGAGAACCGTTTCAAATCAGTGTCCACCGATGGTTAGAAAATTATGAGCGAATCGATAACTGATAAACCCCGTGCCTTAGCTGAACAATTAGCACAAGTGTTGGTTGACCATTGCGCAGCCAGCATAATCATACCTGTTGAGGCTGGAGGTCATGCAATCACTGTCATCGTAAAATATGCCGATGAGTGCGAGCCGTTAGATGCTGATGATGTGTTAATCGATACGGGGGGAATTTACTAATGCTGTTTATCGTGGGTGGATTAACAATTATCGCTATATTAGGCTTTCCGCTCATGGCAAATCATTAACGACTACGAAGATCAATGAAAAAGTTAATGCTAACTGACAAAGAATTAGCCTCTTTAATTGATGGATTATGGAATATTAACGCGCTTAATTTATGTAAATCTGATATAAAAAACTTATTAAAAATAAGAAAAAAGCTTTATAGGCTGCGCGATGAGCAAAAGTAAATTAATAACGGTTTTGTCTGATAAACATAATATCGAGTACAACGCACTTTGTGATTTCATGGTGGATTTTGGCGAATATCAAGGAAGCAAGAACTTTATACCAGCAATTAATAGCCGCATGGCTTGGCTAGAATATCAGGCAAAGTTAAAAGTTGAATCGATTTTAGAACTGTGTAAAACAGGCAAATAACATGGAACTAATGAAGCCAGTAATTTGGGTAATTATTGCAGTACTTGCGCTTATATTGGCGTTGGTTGGTATTGGTGCGTTTATTATTCGCTGGCTTGAAAAACGCGGTCTTGCGTATTATGGACAAAATCGGAAGCGCAGCAATGAAGACCAAAGGCGATAATATTACTGCGGACATATTTGACCTAGAGGATTTAAAACAACCTATTGAACCAAATGACGTATTAAATTTAATCGCGCTGAATAGGATGAAATTAATTCTGCGGAAAGATTCAAAGGATAGTGACGCTATTAATGCCGCAAAATTAGTCATGACCTATACAAAAGCATTAGGCAACAATAGTAATTCAAACGACACTCAAACAATAACCGTTATTCATTCACCGTCTATTAAACGTGTCTAATATAGATATTAAGCTTATAGAGTTTCACGACGGACAAAAGCATGTAGCCGAAAATAGGGCGAAACGAACATTAATGCGGTGCGGTCGTAGATTCGGAAAGACCTCGCAGTTTGAAGCGTTAGCCAGTGTTTTTGCTATTGATGGCTTAAGCGTTGGTTGGTTCTCCCCTAAATATAAACACATGCTAGGAAGCTTTAGGAGAATCAAAGGGGTATTAAAAAAAGTAATTGTTAGAGCCAGCATTACTGATGGCATTATCGAATTAAATACAGGCGGCATGATTCGATTTTGGACGCTTCAAGATGAGGACGCGGGACGCGGTGATTATTACCATGAATTATTTATCGATGAAGCATCATTGATAGAAAAAGGAATGCGGGACATTTGGGAGCAATCAATAGCTCCAACATTATTAGATTATGATGGTAACGCATGGATGGCGGGGACACCCAAGGGAGTAAATCCTGAGAACTTTTTTTATTTTGCGGCAACAAACAAAGACCCGACACAAGGGCAGGTTTGGACAGAGTTTCACGCCCCAACAATGGCGAACCCTGTTATTAGCCAAAAGGCATTATCTGAATTCAAGGAACAATTGCCACCATTAGTTTATCAACAAGAGATTTTGGCGGAGTTTGTTGACTGGTCTGGCACTGCTTTTTTTAGTTTAGATAAAATGCTGGTTGATGGTTTACCCGTTCAATATCCCGCATTTTGCACCAATATTTTAGTTATTATTGACACAGCAGTTAAGGATAAAAAAGCCAGTGACGCAACTGCGGCAATTTATTGCGCTTATATACAGTTCCCAGAACCGCAATTAATAATACTCGATTATGAGCTATTAAAGATTGAAGGAGCAAGCCTGATTAAATGGATACCTAGTATTTATTCCCGTGCCGAATCTTTAGCAGAACAGTGTAAAGCAAGAATGGGTAAGCTTATTTACATCGAGGATCGCTCCAGCGGAAGCATACTTTTACAGCAAATCAGAAACAACAATAATAAAGCTTTGCCAATACCAGAGGAGTTTGTATCTCTTGGAAAAACTGAACGCGCAATTGCAGTTAGTGGGCATTATTATCAAGAGAAGTTAAAAATAAGTGAATATGCGTACAATAAAATAATCAATTTAAATGGCATCACTAAAAACCATTTAATATCTCAAATAATAGGTTTTAGGCTTGGAATTGACGCTGGGGCTGCGAGTGATGATGTTTTAGATTGCGCTACTTATGCAATGCTACTTGCATTCGGAAAAAGGTAATTGTGTTATAATGAGAATGTGGTCTAGGTTTAGCGGCTGAAAGTGAATCTGAGTAATTCATTGACCACACCATCATTTACTCAATAATCCACTACTCAAGGATTCTCGAAATGCAACTTTATCAATTGTTGTTCCCTAATGGGAAAAAATACATCGGTATTACTTCAAAAACAGCAAAACATAGATTTAATGTTCATTGCTCTACCCCAGTTTTAAGACGTTCAGCAGTCCATAGAGCGATACATAAATTTGGAAAAGAATCTGTAATTTTAACGGTATTAGCAGAATGTGATAACTGGGAACTCCTATGCCTAGCCGAACAGGAGGCAATTGAGAAATTCAATACTTACAATCCAAATGGGTATAATATTACATTAGGTGGAGAGGGTTCTATTGGAATGGTTCAATCAAAAGAAACTATAAAAAAAAGAGCTGAAAAATTAAAAAACCCATCCTTTGAGACTAAAGAAAAGCGTCGGATAGCAAATACAGGAAAAGTTAGGTCTAATGAGATAAGGAAAAAAATGTCATTAGCTCAAAAAGGTCATGCTGTTTCTGACGAAACAAAAAATAAGCTATCAGTAATAGCTAAAAATATGCCAAAAGAACAAAGGGAAAAGATAGGGGCTAGCAGGAAAGGGAAGGCTATGAGCGATGACACTAAACTAAAGTTATCAAAATCCAATACTGGAAGAATAATGTCAGAAGAAACAAAGGCTAAAATGTCACTGGCAAAAAGAAATATTTCTGATGAAACTAGAAAAAGAATATCGGATTCAGCAAAAAAACGTGGAATTTCTAAAGAACAGAGGGCGATATTCATGGAAACAAGAAATAGAAATAAATTAAATTCTATACTTATATTACAATTCGATATATTCGGATATTAGGACGAGTTAAAACATGAATACAGCCGATGTTGAAGAAGCTAGACAGGAAATATTAGAAGCAACCACGATTGATTATTCATTGTGTCAGCTTATTTATCGTCATCACCCCGCAGCCAAGACGCTGATAAACTTGGCAATCGATAAAGCCATAGCCGCAGGGCGTGATATTAAAATACAAGCCGCGCCGCAGATGGTTATTGACCGTTTCCATGATATTTTCATGCGCTATAACGGTGATAAATTAGCGGGTGATTTATTGGCATGTGCTAAAGCGTATGGGATTAGTTCATTAATCATCGGGCAATATGAAATCGAAACCCAATCACCATTAGACCTATCGAGTCTCAATCAATACTCGTTCATTAACGTCATTGATCCGTTGAACATGAGCGGTTCAAATGTGCGAAATCAAAACCCAAATCAGAAGAACTATTTGCAGGCCCCGAAGATGGTACGCGTGCAAGGCATTGAATATCACTCTAGCCGATGCTTTACCATCTATAACCCTTTTGAACCTACGCTGTTTATGAACTTCAATTCAGCATCATTGAGCTACGCACCATCAAGCTGTTTTGAGCGAACTTTACCTTACATGAAAATGCTACTTGAAAACGATAATGCCCTCAGTGCGGGTAATCGTAAAGTCGGGGCTATCGTGCATAAAAAAGCGTTCATGAATCAATCGACACTGGACGCGGCGAACATGAGCATCAAGGGCTACATCAAGGAAAAGATAAAGAACCTGTTCAACGGTGACGCGGTAGTAGTCGGGCAAGGCGATGAAATCAGCACCATCGATTTACAGCACTTTAGCCAATCGCTACAGACTACACGCGAAGCTGTACTAGATGGAATCGCAATGGCAAGTAGTGATGGAATACCAGCGGCAATGCTCAAGAATGCACTACTCGGGCGTGGGTTGTCCGAAGGTGACAACGATAAAAAGCGCGAGAATGAATATATCGTTAAACATCAATCAACACTAAAGCCGATTTATTCATTTATCGATAATTTAATTCAACGTATCGCCTGGAATGACCCTGATTTTTATCGAGCGGTGCAAAACCGTCATCCTGAATATAGAGATGTGTCACACCGTAGTGCGATCATGCAGTGGACAAGCTCTTTTACTTGGGAATGGAACGCGATTGACAAAGCCACACCACAGGAAGAAAGCGAGATAGCCGAAAAGAAAGCCAACCTTTCGCAAGGTGTTGTGATGTTGGCAGCGCAAATGCAGTTACCACAAGAAACGCTCATTGACCTACTCGCAACCCACATTGAGAACATTAACGACAATGCAGGTCTAGCGAATAAGTTCTACTTTGACGTGGATATGCTGAAATTAGCCGAACTAGAACAGCAATTGTTAGGCGAAACCGAAGAAGCACCTGCACTTACTCAATAATAATTTAGGAATTATCATGTCACTTAAACCAATCCCCGTTCAAATATCAGCCAATGACCCCATTGTAAAATCGCAATATTTAACGATAACAACACCTCAAAGCATCGCAGTCGCAGATACCAGTGAATCATCTAGGGCAGTAGCCGAAACAACAAACAGAGTCGTTTTGATTTCAAGTGTTGATTGCTGGATAGCCATTGGTACAGGAACAGTGACCGCAACAACGGCCGCACCAAGCTTTAGAATCCCTGCTAATGTGCCCTTTTACCCTATCAAGGTGACAGGCGGTGCTACCAAAATAGCGGCAATCAGAGCTGGCTCTACTTCTGGCACACTCAGCATAGTTGAGAGCGAATAATGGGATTAATGACTATCTCGCCTAAAAAAAGCACAGGCGTTGCTTCAGACGAGCATTACGACAATGTTGTGCTGCTATTGCACGGTGACGGCGAAAATAACGGCGTAGTGTTTACTGATAACTCAAAGTACGCTCATGTACCCGTCAGCGTTCAAAATGGCATTAAAACCAGTACCGACATAACCCTAATCAATAGTCGAACCATTAAAACGACAGGCGGAAACGATTGCCTCAAGTATGCAGTCTTGCCTGAATGGCTGATTGGGGGAGCTGATTTCACGTTTGAATTAACATTCCTATCCGCTGTTGCGCAATTTGGCATGTTCTTTGACATAGGTAATGACAACGACTTACACATTTTTAGGATTCACATCTTCACCGATAACAGTGTAAACGTACTGGTGAGAACAACAGGCGATGAGTATTTAGGTAGCGCAGCAGGGGTATTTAATCTAAACGAAAAAGTCTCTATTGGCGTTAATTACATACATGCGACACATACGCTAAAGCTATACGTTAATAATGTAATGGTAGCGTCAAAAGTATTAGCTGGTGCAGTTGTTAATATCGCTAACTCGCTATGTACGGTTATGGCGAATGGCTGGGGTAATTTTGGTTATTATTCATTCGTCGGCTATGTTGACGAGATCAGACTAACACAGGGTGTCGTTCGTGACTTAACCATTCCGCAAACATTACCATTCCCAGATGTATAAGCATGAACCTTAACCAGTTTATCAGACAGGCATTAGATGACGTAATTCGCAAAGGGTGGACACCTGAAAGCGTTGCGGTTTGGGCGAGCAACTTTCGCAAGCTCGCGTTACAACTGGCATTCAACAAAACGCCCGAACAGGTGGTAGCTCCATACTTGCGATACTTGTACAAGCGCGAAATCGAAAGCGGCAAAGTGTTACAGCGCAATAAAGGGCTAGGACACTTTACCTATGAGCGTATCAAACCAGAGTTTAGGCGGTTGCTAGAGGATAGGATTAGAGCCAATATTGACCTAATCACAATGGAAAGACCTAACGCGGTTGATGTTGCAACCGCACGGTTTAGCGGTTGGTTAATGTCATTCGATGGTACGCAGGAAAAACTTCCACCTGCCAAAGAACTACCCGCATTCAAGAACATCCTCAAGCCAATCACTGAACAAAAGAGCTATGAGCATTCACGCCGTGCGATAGACCAAGGTCACAAGATGTTACGCGCGATTGATAGTGTCATTGCTGAACAAGGCGGGGCAGTGGCGGCAATCTGGCACGCACACCCAAAGACCTCAACGTATGACGCACGCAAGGAACACTGGGCGCGTGATGGCAAGGTGTACATCTACAAAAACAGTGACCTAGTTGAAAAAGGGCTGGTTAAAAAGGGCGATGAACCGTGGGTAGAAGACATTACCGATCCACCCGCTTTCCTTGTGAATTGTACTTGTTTTTTCTCGAACGAATATTCTCTAAACGGCTTGTATAGAATCGCTCCTCATTTATTGACAAAAAAGGGGCTAGAGTTGATCGGTAAATGATATAAAAGCACGCATTAAACAATACGGATTCGCTGAAAACCTAGACTACATCACCATCACCAAAACGGGGGATGGATATAGTACGGACAAAAACGGTCGTTTAATCGATTCCAAAGGGCAAGTTATCCCAGTCGAATACACATTAACTTTAGACATGGGCAAAGAATTGTCGATGGTCGAAAAGAACGACAACGACTTAAAAAATTGTTATGTTATAACGTAACAAGGTATATAATCGCGCGCATGAATAATGAACTAGAGATAGCCAAGTCAATAGCTAATGGTGAAACCGCCAGCCCGTACGCTGTGCCGTTGTCTA